CCCATTTGGAGATTTTTTTCTTGGGCGATGAGAGTTTGGACCTGTTCGGCAATCCAGTGCGGCCTGGGAAGGGCAAGCGGGGGCGGCCGAAGTATGAGGTCACCGAGAGAAATATCAACAAAGTCAAGCTGTTGCTGGCTTTGGGCTGGGCGGCGGAGCGGATTGCCAATGCCTTGGCGATCTCGAAAGCCACGCTGCACCGGCATTTTAGAAACGAGATGAAGGTCAGGGACCAGATGCGGGACCGGCTGGAGGCCGAGCGGATCATGGGCCTGGCCGAGGCGGCCGGGACCGGGAATGTGGGCGCGCACCGCGAGCTGCAGCGCGCGATCGAGCGCAACGACCGGATGGAATACGAACGGCAGTTGTCGCAGACGCCCAAGACGGAACGGATCGGCAAGAAGGAAGAGGCGGTGCGCCTGGCGCAGGACGCCGATGCCGCGCTGGAGGCTGAGCTGTCGCTGGAATTGGACCGTGTCCGCCATTGAGGCGCTGCCGCGCTTTGCCTGCCCGGACTGGTGGGACAAGCTGACGCGGGGCGAAGTGCCGATGGCGGATGTGCCGGTAAACCCGGTGAAGGCCGCCCGGGCGGTGGCATTCTTCAACCGGCTGCGTCTGCCGGATGTTCCGGGTCAGCCGACCATGGCCGAGGCCTGCGGCGACTGGTTCCGGTCGATCCTGGTGGCGTTCATCGCCAGCGAAGACCCCGCCACCCGCGACCGGCTGGTCTGGGAACTGCTGCTGGAAGTGCCCAAGAAGAACTCGAAAACGACCTATACCGCCGCCGCCGCGCTGACCTGCCTGTTCATGGAAGAGGCGCCGAACCGCGCCATGCTGGTGCTGGGGCCGACGCAGAATATCTCGGAGCGGCTGTTCGACCAGGCGCAGGGCATGATCCGGCTGGATGAAAAGCTGAAGGCGATCTTTCGCATTCAGGATCACCTGAAGACGATCACGCTGCTGCGAACGCTGAGTACGCTGGAAGTGATGACCTTTGACGGGCAGGTGGTGACCGGGGAAATTCCCGCGATCACCTTCATCGATGAGGTGCACGAGCTGGGCGCCAAGTCGGGCGCGCAGAACGTGATGCAGCAGATCAGGGGTGGCAGCATCACGACGCAGGGCGGGCAGCTGTGGATGATCAGTACCCAGTCGCCCAAGATGCCGGCGGGGGTTTGGAAGACCGAACTGGCCAAGGCCCGGGCGGTGCGGGACGGCAAGGGCGGCAAGTCGCCGATCATGCTGCCGGTGCTGTACGAGTTTCCCGAAGCCGTGCAGCACGATGAGAAGTTCTGGCGTGACCGGCGCAACTGGCACCTGGTGCTGCCGAACCTGGGCCGTTCGATCAGCCGGCAGCGGCTGGAAGATGACTTTGACAACAACGGCAGCGCAACGGCCGAGGCACAGCTGATCTGGCTGTCGCAGCATCTGAACATCGAGCCCGGCATGGGGCTGAGTGCGGATCCCTGGGTGGCGGCGGAAAGCTGGCCCAAGGCAAAGCGGGCCGGCGGGTTGACGCTGGAACAGCTGATGGCGGCCTGCGACGTGGCGGTGATCGGCATCGACGGCGGCGGGCTGGATGACTTGATGGCGATCAATGTCATCGGGCGGGAACGCGAGGGCAAGACCTGGCTGAGCTGGGGCCATGCCTGGGCGCATCCGGTGGTGCTGGAGCGGCGCAAGGAAATCGCGCCGATGCTGGAAGACATGGAAGCGGCGGGCGATCTGACGATCTGCAGCTTTCCGACGCAGGACCTGGTCGAGGTCGCGCAATATGCGGCGCTGCTGAACGATGCGGGACTGCTGCCGCAGACGGCGGCGGTCGGGTTGGACCCGGCGGGCGTGGCGGCCCTGGTGGATGAAATGGCCAGCGCCGGGATCACCCCGGAACAGATGGTGTCGGTGCCGCAGGGTTATCGGCTGTCGCCTGCGATCTGGGGCATGGAACGCAAGTTGATGGATGGAACTTTCCGGCATGGCGGTCAGGCCCTGATGGCCTGGGCCGTGGGCAATGCCCGTGTCGAGCAAAAGGGGAACGCGGTCTTGATCACCAAGGAAGTGGCCGGAAAGGCAAAGATCGACCCGCTGATGGCGGCGTTCAACGCCTTTACCCTGATGTCGCGCAATCCTTCGGGCCCCTTGGCGGCTTCGCCCTGGGAAGACCCGGATTTTCGGCTGGCAAGCTGATGGCATTCTGGAACCGCAAGTCCGCACCGAAGGCGGAAGCCCGCGGCGTTTTCGACGCGGTGGATGTGCCGGTTTCGGCATCGGACTTTGTCGTGCGCATGGGTTGGGACCAGATCGTCGGCACGGCCACCGGAATCACGGTGACCATCGACCGCGCCTTGCAGGTGCCCGCCGTCGCGGCGGCGGTGAACTTTCTATCCAGCACGCTGGCAGCGCTGCCGCTGGATATCATGCGGGTCACCGACAAGGGCAAGGAAGTCGTGCAGAACGGGCTGACCGTGATCCTGCACGATGCGCCGAATGACGAGCAATCGTCCTATGCCTGGCGCCGCAGCATGTTCGACGCGGTGTTCACCGGTGGGCGCGGGACCAGCTATGTCGAGCGGTCGGCCGATGGCCTGGTGAAGAACATCTGGCCCTTCGATCCCAAGACGGTGACCGTCAAGCGGGTCGATGGGCGCCGCATTTATGAAGTGCGGGACGGGTCGGTGAAGACCTACCGGGCCGATGAGGTGATCGACATCACCTTCATGGATCAGCCCAATCTGATCCGGCATCGCAGCCCGATCACCCTTGGCCGCGATGTGATTGCCCTGTCGATTGCCGCCACGCAATTCGGATCGAAAGTGTTCCAGTCTGGCGGCTTGCCGCCGGTGGTCATGGAAGGGCCGTTTTCATCCGGTGCGGCGGCGCAGCGGGCATCGGATGACGTGGCGTCCGCCCTGCGGCAGCTGTCCGAAAAAGGCAATTCGGTCCTGACCATCCCGAGCGGGCACAAGATGACGCCGCTGGGGTTTGACCCGGAGAAGATGCAACTGGTCGAGCTGCAGCGGTTCTGCGTGGAACAGATCGCGCGGCTTTATTCGCTGCCGCCCGTCTTTCTGCAGGATCTGAGCCGGGCGACGTTCAGCAATAATGAACAGCAGGACCTGCATCTGACCAAGCACACGCTGCACCACTGGGTGAAGCAGTTTGAACAGGAACTGACGCTGAAGCTGTTCGGGCGCGACCCGAAGTACAAGATCGAAATGAACATGGACGGGCTGCTGCGCGGCGATATCGCGACCCGCATGGCCGCGCATGCCACGGCGATTCAGAACGGCATCTACAGCCCGGCGCATGCGGCCCTGATCGAGGATCAGCCGGTGCGCGTGGAAGGCGACGTGCTGCTGGTGCAAGGCGCCATGGTGCCGATCGGAACGAATGGGGATGCCGCAACCAAGGGCGGCGCGAGCGCAGGAGCCACAAATGGCCAATGAAATCCGCGGCGGTATTCCCGCTGAAATCCGCGCCATCGGGGCCGATACGGTTCGGGTGGCAGGCTATGCCGCCGTCTTCAATGAAGAGACCGACATCGGGGACTATTTCATCGAGAAAATTGCCCCCGGGGCCTTCACCCGCGCCGTGAAGGAAGACGATGTGGTCTTTCTGATCAACCATGAAGACCTGCCCCTGGCGCGGACCCGGTCCGGAACGCTGAAGCTGAAGGAAGACGACCGGGGCCTGTACATGGAGACTGAGTTGGATCGCCGCGATCCCGATGTGCAGAACATCATCTACAAGATGGAGCGCGGCGATCTGGACAAGATGTCCTTCGCCTTCCGCGCGACGAAGCAAAGCTGGGACGAAACCGGCAAGGTCCCGGTACGCACCATCGAAGAGGTGCAGTTGTTCGACGTGTCGATCGTCACCTCGCCCGCCTATGAGGGCACCGACATTTCCCTGTGTTCGCTGCGCGACCATCGCGCGGCCCGGGCGCAACAGAATTTCAACGCGGCCCGATTGCGGCGGCGGATGAAAGCAGACCTTGCGGCGCGCGCGCCGCAAGAGAACGGCTGAGGCGCGCGCCTCGCCCATTCAACCCCATCATCGGAGAACACCATGACCCCCCGCGAATTGAGCGAGAAGAAGGCGCGCATCGTTACCGAGGCCCGCGCCAAACTGGACGAAATCACTGAGGCCACCCCGGCCGAGCGTGCTGCCGAGATCGAGGCCGAGTTCGACCGGATGATGGCCGAACACGACAAGATCGATCAGCGCCACCAGCGCGAGCTGAAGCTGGGCGCCGCCAAGGCCAAGCTGGAAGGGATCGATCTGTCGCGCCGGCCGAAGCTGGGCGGCGACGAAGGTCGCGGCGTGGAAGAGCCGGAAACGGTCGAATACCGCGAGGCATTCCATGCCTATCTGCGCGCCCAGGGCAGCCTGGCCGACCTGGCGCCGGAAGTCCGGTCGGCCCTGGCCCAGGGCTATGTGCCGCTGGACAAGGAACAGCGCGCCCAGACCACCACGACCAATGCCGCCGGCGGCTATACCGTTCCGACCGAGCTGCAGAACATCCTGGTGCGGTCTCTGCTGGCCTGGGGCCCGATGTATTCGGATGACCTGTGCACGGTCATTTCGACCAGCGGGGGCAACCCGCTGCCGATTCCGTCCATCAATGATACGGCCAAGACGGGCTCTGCCGCCCCGGCCCAGGGCACCACGCTGACCGATGACGGCACCGACGATGCCGTGTTCGCCCAGGGGTCGCTGGGGGCGTTCAGCTTCTCGTCCAAGTGGATTCGGGTGTCGCTGGAACTGGCGAACGATTCCATCTTTGCGATGGAACAGCTGCTGGGCGATCTGATCGGCGAACGTCTGGGCCGGACCCTGAATGCGCAGCTGACCACCGGTGTCGGCACCACGGCGCCCAGCGGGATCGTCACGGGGTCGACCTTGGGCAAGACTGCCGCGGCGATTGCGGCGGTCACCTGGGATGAAATCATGGACCTGCAGCATTCGGTCGATCCGGCATATCGCGCCAGCCCGAAGGCGCGGTTCATGTTCAACGACAGCACGCTGCAGGCCGTTCGCAAGCTGAAGGACGGCCAGGGCAACTATCTGTGGCAATCCGGCGACGTGAAGGGCGGCATTCCGTCGCTGTTCAACGGCAGCCCCTACAGCATCAACCAGGCCATGGCATCGATGGCGACCGGCGCCAAGGTCATGCTGTATGGCGACTTTTCCAAGTACTACATCCGCAAGGCCGGGGCGCCGATCATCGGGGCGATTCAAGACAAGGACTTCTGGCCGGGTTTTGGCGTGGCAGGATATGTCCGCGTCGACGGCGTGCTGGTCGATACCGCCGCGGTGAAGCACCTGAAGAACGCCTGATCGCTGACCGCGCTGGCGGTCGGTTTCTGGTGGGGCGGCGCGCCGCCCCATTCACAAGCCGATCCATTTCTTTCCCGGGGGTTTTCATGCTGATCAAACTGCTTGTCGGGCGGGCGGGGGTGGGCTTTGTCCAGAATCGTGGCGATGAGATCGAGGTAGAGGACGCGGAAGCGATCCGCATGATCGAGGCTGAACAGGCCCTTCCGGTGCGCGCCCCGGTAAAGGAGCGCGCGGTGCGCAAGGCGCCAGACGCTGGCGAGACGGTCTGACATGCAACTGCGCCGGATCAGCGCCGCTGGAACGCCGCCCGTCACCTTGGACGAGGCGAAGGCGCGGCTGCGGGTAACCTATGACACCGAAGATCCAGTGATCACGGCGATGATCGCAGCAGCTTGCGATGTCGTCGGCGAAAAGGCCTGCCGGGTTCTGGCGGCGGAAACCTGGCAGGCAGCCGATTTCAGCCTGTCGGGCGCAGTGATCCTGCCGAAAAGCCCAGTCACGGCGCTGGTGTCGGTGACCTGGCTGGATGCGGCTGAGGCAGTCCAAACGGCCACGCTGTCGGACTATTCACTGGTGCAGACCGATGACTGGTCGACGGTGCAGCCCAAAGCCGGCAAGACCTGGCCCACGGCTTTGGCGGATCGGCCGGATGCGGTGCGGGTGCAGTTCACGGCAGGATACACGACCCTGCCCGCCGCCCTGAAAGAGGCGGTTCTGCTGATGGTCGGCCATCTGTTCCGCAACCGCGAAGGCGTGGTGGATGGTGTATCAGGGGCCGATCTTCCGCTGTCGATACAAGGTCTGATCGACTTCTACCGTCTGAAGTGGTTCGGCTGATGACCGGCGCCGGCGACATGGACCAGCCCATCGTGATCGAGCGGCAGTATGCGGCCAGTGATGGTGCGGGCGGGCAGAAGGTCTGGTGGGACAAGGCCTATGACGTCTGGGCGCGGGTGCAGGCGCGGGTGGCGCGCGAGGGTCAGGCCGAGGGGCGGGTCAATGCCACGTTGATGGCCGACTTCACGATTTACACGATCGGCGATCTGACCGAGAAGGACCGGATTGTCTGGAACGGCGAGACCTGGAACATCCGCGGCATTTTGCGGTCGGGCAATCCCCTGACCGTGATGGTGCAGGCCGAACGCGGGGTGGCGTCGTGAAGAACGGAATCACGATCACCGGCATGGAACAGGTCTATCTGATCTTGAACGCCGCGGCGCCGAACGAGGCGCGCAACCTGCTGCGCACTACGGCGACCGGAATGGTCAAGGAAGTGGCGGTGGATGCCGAAGCGAATGCGCCGGAAGACACCGGCAACTTGCGCGGCGCGATCATGTCCAAGCGGCAGAAGGACACGCCCACCAAGATCATGGCCATGGCTGGGGTGCGGGTCAGTGGGACGAAGGGCGCCTTTTACTGGCGGTTCGAAGAATATGGGCAGGGCGCCACGCCCGTGGCCCATGCCTATTTCCTGCGCGCGGCGGAAAAGCTGCGGGCCGGGATGCATGAGCGGTTTCTGCGGGTCTTTGGCAAGAAGCTGGAAAACCGGCTGGCGCGGCTGCGCAAGAAGGCAGGCTGAGCCATGGCCGACATTCGGGAATCGGTGTTGACCGCCTGGCAGGCGGCGCTGGTCGACAAGCTGGCCGGGATCGGCAAGCCGGTCTACACCGTGCGGCCGCAGGCGGCGGATGGCGGGTCGGATGCGGATTATCCGCATATCCACCTGGACCCGCCGGTCGCCACGGCCTGGGACACCTCGACCGAGGATGGGCGGGACATCGTGCAGCGCGTGCATGTGCGCTGGCGCGGGCAAAGCCTGGTGCCGGGTCAGCAGCTGATGGCCGAGGTCTATGACCTGCTGCACCACGGCGATCTGGAAATGACCGGCTGGCGGCTGGTGCTGCTGCAGCTTGAGCAAGAGTTCGTGACCGACCTGGGTGGGTCCTTTGACGGCGTCTGCGAATATCGCGGACTGGTGGAAAAATCCTGAACATAGGAGAGTGAGATGGCAAAAGGGGCAGGGCGCCTGGCGCTGCTGAAGAAGGCCGGCACGGCGATTGCCGGGGTCAAGGTGTCGACCATGGACTGCGAAGGCACGCCGATCGATGTCAGCGACCAGAACAGTTCCGGCATGGTGCAGCTGCTGGCCGGGGTCTTCACCGGGCGGCAGATGACGCTGGGCGTGACCGGAGTTGAAGCCGACGAAGTGCTGCGCAACATCGCGGCCGACCCGTCGCAGCAGCTGTATCTGACCGACCTGACCTTTGTCTTCGGCAATGCGCTGGCGGCCAAGGACACGATCACCGGCGATTTCTTCATGACCAAGTATGGGGAAAGCGCGGCGGATGACGGGGCGGTCACGTTCAGCGCGACCTTCGTGTCCTCGGGCAGCTGGACGCTGACCTGATGAGCGATCTGACCCTGACCTGGGACGGGGTGCAATATCCCGTTCCCGAGCGCCGCATCTTCGCCCTGGGCGAAGAGGTGGAA